GCTCGGGGTGATTCACGAGGTCGGTCTTGGGACGGTCGAACAGCGCGATGATTTCATCGTCGGTCAGCAACGCTTCTCTCTTCAACTCGGTCGGCTTCGCCTTCTTAGGCTTGACCGTCTTCTTCGCTTCCTTCCACCGCACCGTGTATACACGGTTCTTGCTGATGCCAAGTTTCTTGGCGATCTCATCCGCACTCACACCCTTTGCCAGATAACGGCGAATCTTTGCACTGATAGTCATGTCTCTAACTCCTTGCGTAGGGTCTCTACGTTTGTTTCATCAATCAACAATGCGATGCCACCTGCTTTGCGGATGTCATCGAGATGCTTCAATTGAAGCGCGGTAGGCTTATTACCGTTTGCCTTGCACTCTATACCATAGAACCTCCCCTTGTGACAAACCAAAAAATCCGGCACGCCGCTGTTGCCGTAGCCCCCGGTCACTGGCATCGCTTGGTATGCGCCAAACTCAGCCAGTATCTTTTTTACCTTTGCTTTTACTTTGGATTCCGGCGTCATCAAACACCCTGTGCAACTCTGTGGTAGACAGGGACAAGATAAACAAATTGTGGTTTCGACGCCACCCCACAATCTCAAACTCAGCAGGCATGTGTTGCTCCGAAAATACATAGATGCTGTCGGTGAACCGATTGTTCTTCGCCATCAAGTCAGCCAGACGGGGGCCGGTGTAGGCCCCGATCCGACCCAACTTGACCTTGATGAAGTCAGGCAGTGACTCGTCGCTGTATCGATACCAACAGTTGTTTATGAGATGCACAGTGTATTGCGTACCGACTCGGGACTCGTCCACGGACAACGGCATGAGCCATCGGTCATCAGGCGAAAACGGGTTGGTCAGTTTCTGCCCGACAACTTCTAGCAATGGCTTAAGCATTGACGACGTACCAATTAATCCTTTGGTGACTGCCCATGGTCAACGTCTCGATCTCGTCCCGGTAGAAGGTGCCGTCCACCAGAGGGAAAAGCGATGTCGCCCACTCAGACTGCGGCCTGCCTTCATGCACATTGAGCGCAATCATGCGAGGAGCGATGTTCGACTTGAACTCCTCCGGCAGTGCATCGAACGACCGATACAGACGCAGCGGGACATCGAAGGTGACACCGACTCGGTGACCAACGGGCACGTCACGCAATGTCGATTCGCGCACGGCATCGAAGAGCGGCGTCATATCGGCCCGCCCGACGATTAGCGATGTATGTCTTATGTTAGAACGGTCGAACACCCGCGCACCAACGACCCACTTCTTACGACAAAGACCCTCGCGCAACTGCGACAGGACGTTGTCCACTTCCTCGACATGCTTGTTGTACTTGGCAGCGCCATTGACAATCTCGTTCATAACCGACGTCGGTACGTCGACCTGCGATACCCTGCCCGTCGCACACAGCGCAGCCCATGTCGTGGCATCGGCGCTGAGATTCACCCAGTTCCTCTCGATGCTGTACCGACGGCGCAGTCCATACCACATGTCGCTGAACATCGCTGCCACTCTCGGCAATTCATGCTTCCACGGGTCAGAGGTCCCGCTACGGCGACGTATGCCGTGGGCGATGGTTGACACAGCCTGCGATAGTTTCTTGTGCTTCCCGCTTACTGACTGGTGCGGATATCTATCGTCCGGCCAGTAGCCATGGGACAGTTCAAAGTGGTCGGAGCGGCGACGGATGCCCATCATAGGTAACCCTTCTGCCGTCACCATACAGACGTAGGTGCCTTCCGGGTTCACGCCTCCAACGTACAGGCCGCGAGTGTAGTGCGCGGTCTTCACGCACTCGTACAGTTCCTTGTCGTTGCGCACCTTGTTGCGCTCGTCATCGGTCAGCATGCCGTCGTAGAACGGAGCGTACCGCATGATTGTGTAGTCGATGGGCTTGTTGCGCGGAAGCCGCGCCTTCTTCACGTCTGACATGTTGCTACCTCTTGAAAAACCTAACACGTGTTAGGAATCTGTTAAGAATTGACCCGAACCTTAACACCACCACCCGGCGGCACGAAGGAGTTGTTCGCCGTGATGAGCCACAGCGTCGGCGTGTTGACCTCCCACTTCACGCCGTGCTCGACATGCCCGTCAGTCAGGACGATGAGGCAGTTGGCCTTGATGTTCTTGTCACGCATGTAGTCGCTGACCGAACCCACCCGCGTACCACGGCCACCCACCGGGCGCAGCAGACCTGCGACCTGCGCGTAGTCCTCCTCGAACACCTGCTCACTGCGAACCTCGGTATCCCACCACAGGACGCGCAGCCGCTTCGGCTTGCAGATCATGGCGACGTTGGCGACCTCGCTCAACAACTTTCGTTCCACCTCACCATGCACAGACCCCGACAGGTCACACGACACGACCAACTCATCGATGGTCTCGCTGTACGTGGAGGGCAGGAAGATATCGTCAGCCACATACCGCCGGTTGTACCTGCGCCACGTCGCCTCGTCCCGTCCCCACGCATGTGCGGACACGAACTCGCGGGTCTCGTTGAGCCAGTCAACCTCGGGTGCCATGACCTCCTGCATGGCACGTGGTACCTCCGCACCAGTGCGCCCGGCGAGGATGCCCGCTTGGTGCAGACAACTGTCCACGGCATCGGCAATCTTCTTCACCTCCTCCGGCGTGGCCTCAGACAACTTGCTGAAGTCATGCTTGTCGAGCGTCTGCGGTCTGCCGTTGCCACCACCCGGCTTGCCGGGCTTGCCTGCCCCGGCCTGCCCCTGCCCGTCTTTCTTCTGCTTCTGCTCCTCACGGCGCAGGTGCTCGTACACCTCGCGCACCGACCATCCCCTGTACTGTCGGTCGAGCAGTCCACCCTCCGGCAGGACAGCGATAGTCTTGTCCTTGACCTCGTCGATGAGCAGGTTCGTCACGTAGTCCATGGCGATGTTGGCCAACTCCGCGTCCTCTTTCATCAGGTCACGGTGGCGTGGCAGGTGCTTGAGCATGACGTGGATGTTCTCGTGCAGCACAAGCCCACCCATCTCTGCGAGGGACAACTGCGAGCAGAAGGCCGCGCCGTACTTTTTGTTGATGCCGTCGGTGTAAGCCGTCGGGCAGTCGGGCGTGTCCACCACCTCGCTCTTGCCAAGCAGGATGACACTCGCATACAGCCGGGTCTCAGGGTGCGACATGAGCCGGATATGTACACGGGTGAGTGCGTCTGACACTGCGGAGATATCCACAGCGGGGTTCATAACAGCGTTCATGGTGATACCTCTTAGACCAAGACCTTGTAGTTGGCCTGCAGCCACTCGTTGATCTCGCCGTTGTTGTTGGCAATCTTCGCCGTGCGCTTGTTCTCTGTCAGTTGCGTGTACAGCACGCCCGTCACCTCACGCGAGTTCATGCGCTTGATGTACTTCATGAACGCCGTCATCTCGGCCTGCGTCTCGATGGCATCGACCGCGTTGAACAGCATCATGTAGATGGCCGCAGGGCTCTCGGGAATCTTGCACCCATCGGGGTCTTTGAAGATGTCCGCACAATCCACGACGTCGTTGTTCACCTCGAACAGCGTCATGATGGACTTCGCCGCCGCCTGCCCGACCGTGCCGGACAACAGTGCGTACGTCGCCGTGTCGCCAATCGTGCCCTTGTTCCGCACAATCGAATCACACTTGGTCAGCGACCGCAGTGACACGAACGGCTGCGCCGGACGACGCGGGTTGAATATCATCACGTTATCGTCCTGCCCTCCCTGCGCATAGTGTGCGAACGCTCGCGGGTTGAGGACTGCCCACGTACGCAGCATCGGATGCACGCCGTTGTTGCTCGCCCACACAGCCCACTCCTTGTTGGTGGCGTTGCGCAGAGTCACGACGGTGACACGGTTCAGTGTGTGTGCCGGGAAGATATCGCCCACGCCATCGCTAGCGTTGTTGCTCGTCGCCCACACGATAGACCCTGCAGGCAGCGCCATATCACCTACGTACCGTTCGAGCAGCAGCCGGGTCAGCATCGGCTGCATGATGCGAGGTGCCTTGCCAATCTCATCGATCATCACCATGACAGGCCCCTTGTCGAAGGGCACGAGGTCGGTCACGTACTGCATCATCTTCTTCTCGGCATGCACCGGGATGCGCGAGGAGATATCACCCACGTCGAGGTTGGCCGCGTCGAGGTACACGTAGGCTGCGAACCGTTTGCCCAAGTCCTCCTTGAACGTGTTGAGCATGCTCGTCTTGGCCTGTCCGGGCGTGGACACGACAAGCACCGTGTTGGTCTCGCCGATAGCCGGGATGATGTGTCGCAGGTCAGCCAACGACACGGTCGGGTTGAGGTCTATGTTCGCCATGACATTACTCCTAGGTTCTAGTTGAGTTGAAGCAATCCAAGAATTCCTAACACCTGTCAGGAATTTTGCGCAGTCTGCGCCAGTCAGTCAGCCTTCGCACCAAATTTCGCAAGGATGTCGTCGACATCGCTCTTCACACGCACGCGCAGCGATTCATTGGTACGCAGTTGGTCGACGTTCACGTCGGTGAGCGTAGCCTGCAACCGGGCGCGGGCATCCTCCAACTTGGTACACCCTGCGGTGTTGAACTCGCGGAACACAGCGCACAACTCCAACGCCTTCTCGACGGTGGTCTCGTACACGCGACCGCGCACCTCCTTGGTCTTGCCATCCTTGTCGGTCTTCGTCTGCGTGCTGCAGCCACGGGACAGCGAGTCAAGCACCTCGACCAACTGGTCGGTCTGCGTCTGCAAGATGCGCTCGATGTCTTGGTTCACCTGCTTCTGGTACGTCGTGCGCAAGTCTTCAGCCACGTCCTCCGCAATCTTCACGCGGAAGTCACCGACGGGCACGTCGCTGATATGCAACTGCACCGAATAGACGTAGCGCAACTCATCGACGGACGGGTAGTCCGTACGGTCGAACATCGGGCCACGCACGAACGCCATCGCATTGACGCGCTCCTCGTAGCGGGCGAGGAACTTGTCACGCAGTTCGTAGAACTTGCCCTCGTGTACCTTGAACTCCTCCATGAACTTGGCGTAGTTCACCATCGGCAGGATGCGGGTCGAGCCTGCCCAGTCGTAGGTGCGCCGCTTGATCCAGTTGTAGATGACCGGTCGGTAGTCGAGCAGAGCAGTCAAGTCCGCATCGCCCACGAACAGGTCATGCTGCCACGACCCGGCCACCGCCCGTGCGCCACGGTCTTCCGACACCTCCTGCGCAATCTTGCGGTCTTTCTTGGTGAAGGTTCGCGAGTGAATCTCGACCGCGACCAGAATCGCAGCCGTGGACAGCGACGTCAGCGCGTCCGGCTTTTCCAATGTGATGATAGACATGTTCAGTCCTCCTCGTCCGCCAGATCAGGCGGCAGTTCAGGTAAAAAGTCGAATGCTTCCTTCATCTCCATGATGGTCAGCCCATGTGCCTTCCAGTCATGTGCGTGGACATCGCCCTGCAAGTAGGCTTGCATCGCCCCGCACAGGTCTGCGAACGCGCATCGGATTGCGGTCTTCTGTTCTTCGGTCATCTCACACCTCCTGAATACCGTATCGCCAACCCGGCAGCAGCCGGAGATTGATGGGCTTGCAGTCCTCGCCCATGTCATAGACAGCCTCGTCGTACACCTCGCAGTGCAGACGTTCGGCCATGTCCCATGCATGAGGGTCGCCGTCTGTGTGGATGTACAACACTACAGCATAGGTCTTCTTCTCGTTCACGATTGCACCTCCACTTCCAGATACTGCACCACATAGGGATAGTCATCGTCATCATCGTCATGGGGTGGGTGGTACCAGACATTCACGCACAGCACGAACTTGTCCGACACTTCTGTATTGCGCCAGAGGAAATAGTTGCACTCCCCTTTGGCTATCCACTCGTCGTCCTCACTCCTGCCGTAGTTGTCCCAGTCGAGGATGACCTCACGAAGACAGCCCTCGTCAGGCAGGTTGTCGGGGTCGAAGTCCTCTTGCTTGATGATCATGTAGTTCACGGTCATGCCTTGTCCTCCTCTTGTTTGCATTGGAGCAACTCCCTCACTTTTTTGGCGGACATGCGGTAGATGGAATAGCCGTAGTCGGTATGCTCTATGACTATCCACCCCTTGCGTGGCGCACACTTGGCGAAAAATTCGTACTTCACTTTGTTGCAAGTCACGACATGGCCTACAGTCGGGGTGGTCACGCCTTGTCCTCCTCTTCGGGGAACATCTCGCTTGCCACGCACTCGATGACGTACCAATTCACGCCCTCGTTGGCATCGTGGATGTCACGCACACGCCACAGCACATCCCGTGCTTGGTCATCGGTCAGGTCAGGGCGCACCTCCTGCACATCCGTGATGTGCCACTTGATGGTGATGGTGTCCCGGTCGTTCGTAGTCTTATCGTTCATACCTTGTCCTCCTCTTTGACCTGCACGTCGCAGGTCACAGTCCAGTTGATGAACTCGTACTTGTTGGGGTCAACGAACCATCGTCGGCGCAGTTCCTCCGCCAACAACTTGGCGACCTTCTCCTCATCGACCTTGCCCGTTGAGTCCACAGCATCCGCCAACTCCACGCTGACTTTGTTCGGAGCCGGGTCATCCTCGTCCACCATGTACTCGTCCGGGTCTTCGTACCACGTCGTCCAGTACGAATCGCCCTCGCCGTCGGCGTACAACTCCTCCCACTCCTTCGGCGTGATTTCCTTGTACAGGCAGACCTCGGAGCAGTAGTACTCGCCGCACTCGATGTAGTACCCCTCGTTCATACCCGCGCCGCACTTGTCGCACTCACGGGCGTATTTCTTGTAAGCCATGTTGCTACCTCCGAAAAACCTAACCGCTGTTAGGAAAAGTGATGAAGATGAAAGTCAACCAACAAAACGAAACAGTCCCCAACGAAATGCAATCATACCATAACTTACCTATCAGGTAAAGAAGTATCGTCTATATCTCATGCATTCCGCGCCTGTTTTCTTTGGTCATACAAATCTCCCAATCAAAAAGCCTACGAACAATCCGATGCAGAACCACTTGAACAGGCGGCTCGGCTCGGCGCTGATGTATTGGTCACATTTAAAAAGCAAATCGGTAGACGTCTTCAGGGCATCCAACAACTCTGTCTCTCTGTCGGTCATGTTCAACCCTCCCTCAAAAAATACTTCTCGCCATCCTCGTCCTCTACCAAATCCTCCCTGTCGTACCACTCGGTGTCGTAGTCCCAGATTTCCACATCGACACCATCCGGTGCCTCGATAATCTCGGGGATGCCACCCCTGATGGTGACCACCACTCGCTTCTTGTCGCTCATACCTTGTCCTCCTAGTTTTCCTAACACCTGTTAGGTTTTAGATTGGCCACACATACGGCAGGTCGGGCGTCTCTGTCCACCCATACTGCCCGTAGAACACCGGGTCTTTGCGCAGCAGGTTGCTGCGGTGCGACGCATGCACGGACTCATCGCCCAACCATGCAGGTGGACGCGGGTCTACGCCCACACTCTCACACAGGTCTATCACATGGTCAAAGAATGGCTCCATCGAGTCGTTGTACCCACGCCGCTGCCACTCGCGGCACATGGCACGCCCGTAGATGGCCAACTCCATCTTGTGTCCACGCCACATCCTCGTCGCCGGGTGATTCACCCACCCACCGCTCGTCTTGCCCATGGCAAGCAAAATCTGCTTGGTCTCCACGCGCTGCTTGCCGAGCCTGCGATAGTCCAGTAACCGTGCGGATGCGTTGTAGTCCGGGTCTGGTAGAAAAGTTTGCATCGTCAATCCTCCTCAGAATGAGACCCACGCGCTAGGTTCTGCCTTGACTTCGATATCGAAGCCGATGGCCTTGATGTCCCGCAGGTTCTGCACGTCGAACGTCTTCTGCCTCATCAACGCAGCGACTCGCTGCGCCGTGTCGTTCACCGGGTAGAACTTGATGTTGCCGTACACATTGCGCTGCTCCACCAAAAAGACAATGTCCTTCCTATCCATCTCGCCGCTCCACCAAAAAGACAATGCCCTTCCTATCCATCTCTCGTCCTCCTAGTTTTCCTAACAGTTGTCAGATTTCACGCCGCACGACGGCGCACATTGGTCATCACGGCAAAGCCACCGTGAGCCGGGATATAGATCGACCCACGCCGTCCATCCGCGCCTCCACAGGCAAGGCACTGTGCACAGGTCAACTTCTTGCCTGCTTCGGCTGATGCCGGGCAAAGTGATTCGCCCTTGAGCATTGGGTCTTTAGCCGCGTCAAGTGACACTCGGAAAGTGCGCCATCCCATCGCTTGGGCTTGAGCCGCCTCCTCTGCCGTGTCCGCCGATGCCATGCACAGGGTCTTAAGGTAGGCGAAACGAGGGTCTCGCCATTGATGCGTGTATCCGGTATGCCCAGAGGCATCGCGAGTGATGGCCTCCCATACATGAGCCGGGGCTGCGGCAGGGTCGCCGTAGGTGCCAAGTCGGACAAAGGGTAGCGTCGTGCCGGTAAGGTACCCATCCCAGAGCGGGTACACCCCACGCTTGTAGGCCTTCCAGACAGCCAAGGCACCCTGTCCCACATTGACATAGCAGGTGCGCCCGATGTTCTTGGGTTGGCCGTCAATGGTCGTCGTGGTACCACGATGCGGGCAATCGCCGCATATAGATGCGTCGGTTCCATCACGCACAGCAGATACCGGGTCAACATCGCTTCTTAACACATAGGTCTGAATCATCGCACCCGTCTTGCGATTGGTGCTGCGTGACTCGAACCCTGTCGCGATGACCACGATAGGCGCACCGTCAAGCAGTGACGCACCCTCGTAGATGATGTAGCCGTTAGCCATGCCTTGTTCTCCTAGTTTTTCCTAACACCTGTTAGGAATTCGGGGTTGCCTTGTCCACACGCGTGGTGCGCGGACGAGCCGTACCACCACAATACAAGTATAGCAAAAGTATCCTGTTAAGTCAAGCGGAACGTGGCGTGCGGCGTGTAGCGGCGTAGAATTTCGGGAGTATAGAGGACGATGCGTGGACGTAGAAAAACGAGAGTATAGAGAACGGGGCATAGGGGTAGCGTAGAAAAACGAGAGTATAGAGAACGATTTTCCTAACGAAAGTTAGGTTTTATTTCGCCCTTTTGTTCTATTTGTTCCGTTTGTTCTAAAAATCAAAGTTTTATTGATAACGCAATTTAACGTCGTTAGTTATAAAATGGCGTGGAAAGCCAATTGGCGTAAGTGCTTGTTATCTATCTATTTATTTATTTAGTTAGTTATAGATAGAGAAAGAAAGTTACAGAAAAAAATATCGTTTGTACCGTGTTCTTGCGAAAACCAAATAGTATACGGAACCTAAAATGCAGAAGTTAGAACACTGCGCGTGGAACAGTTTTGTTCTGAGTTTTCTGCCGCACCGGGGGGAGTCATACACTGCCAAAAACGCAAGAACACGGAACAAGTTAGATATTGCATAAAACCGGCCATTGTAAGTGCCTGATTACCCTCGAGTTTATTTTTCGAAGTTACGTTATAAGCCAGAAATCTTGTTCCGCAATATAACTTCCAAAAGTAGAACAAAACCCCACTTCTAGAACAATCGCGTATCCCATTGATAATCCTCGAGTTTCATCTCGAGCGCGGTTAGTCGGTTTATGCATGGTTTTATGCACGGTCGGCGTAGGCCATTCGACGTGGGGCGTAGACCTTTTAACGTGGGAACTGGTCTCCGTAGAACTGGTATCACGTAACTGGCGTCGCACCGCGAGCATGGCGAGAAGGTCGACGCGGAGCGCAGAAACGACAAAGCCCCCGCATGGCGATCCATGCGGGGGCTAGGGGGAACGGGATAGGCTAGGGCGGCTCACGCCGCCCCGCCGTTAGGTTACGCCGCTTGCTTGGCGCGTGCCGCAACCCGCTTGGTAGCCGCCTGAGCGGCCTTGATGAGCGCCGCCAGACCGTTAGCAGCCTCCGCGCAATCCTCGCCTGCGGCCTTACGCTCGACGGTCTGAATCAGCATTGCCCATGACACGGCATGCGCTAAGGTCTCCGGAGTCATCGGGACGGTCTCGCCGCCCTCGCCGGTCTCGGCCTTACCCTTACCGCCCGCCTTGCCCGCGCTAGGCGCAGCCTCGGCCTTCGGGAACGCGCCGACCACATGCCGGTTAAACATGGTGTCGACGTACCCGGCGACCCGGTCGGCGACCCGGTCGTATACCTCGCGCTCGCCCGCGCTCATGGCCTTGTAGGCCGCGCTCGTTTTGCCCATCTCCCACGCCGCCACCGCGCCGACCTCGCCCTCGCCCGCGCTGATGTTGGCTTGGTAGTAGAGCGCCGCGCCGCGCTTGAATGCGTCGCGCAGAGACTTGAATTCCGGCGTCTTCCTCGCCTCCGCCGTGATGGGCTCGTCGGCCTTGATACCCGGCAGCGCGTGGAACGCCGGGAGAATCTTCGCCCGAACGTGTTCACCGATACTCTGCTCCGCTGCTCTCGCGAGTCCGCACAGCGCCATCACGTCATGCAGGAATCCCGTGTCCGGCAGCGTCGGCGTAGCAGCGACGGCAGCGGCCATACCGGCGAGGGCGGCGTTCTTCTTGGCGTCGTTCGTATTCTTTGACATGGTCTAGTCTCCGTTAGGTTATTGGCGTCGGCTCCGTGGCCGACGAGTTGAACTATACGCTCGTCCCGTAGGGAATGCAAGTATTCCGTTCGCCCTAATCGATGCGTCGCCCCGTCCCGGTTTTCCTAACACCCGTTAGGAATCGCCACGCTCGCCGTGTCCGCCACGCTCGCCGTGTCCGCCACGCTCGCCGTGTCCGCCACGCTCGCCGTGTCCGCCACGCTCGCCGTGTCCGCCACGCTCACCGGGTCGGCATCGCTCACCGGGTCGGCATCGCTCACCGGGTCGGCATCGCTCGCCACGCTCGCCACGCTCGCCACGTTCGCCGTGTCCGCTCCGCTCGCCACGTTCGCCGTGTCCGCTCCGCTCGCCACGCTCGCCACGCTCGCCATATCCGCTCCGCCCGACGTCGACCCCTCAAAATCCCCCCTCGCCGACCCCACCGTACCCGGCCCCCCTCGCGCACAGTTAGGAGTCCCGCGCCCGCATACACTCTCGAATTCACACAAATAATCTTCGTTTTTTCCCGGTTCGACCCCCACCCCCTTGGTTATAGAAGTACCCCCGTTGTTTTATCTGGTTCCATCCAAGCACTTCCTTGACCGCTATATATGAGTTGTGTACAGTCCACGCAACGTAGACGCGGGTAACACCGGGCTTCTAACGCATGCTTTTTCCTGAAATCGACGAAAACATACCGCTCCCCGCAAACGCGGCTGAGGCGTTGCCGGACCTGTCTCCGCAAGAAGAGCTCAACGCCCGAGCACGGACGATCAAGTTCCTCTCGGACATCACTGGGACTCCCATCGTCCCGAACCAGAACGACATCGAAGAGGCCAAGCAATTGGCCACGCAGATGATGTCTGACCCGCAAAAGCGGATCGATTACAGCAAGTACCCGAACGAAATGATGGCGTACCTCGCTGGTATGGTCGCTCAGACCAACTGCGCACTCGTGGATGACCTGTCTGAGCTCAAGATGTACGTGATCAACAAGCTCGTTTATGAGATCGAGCATGCAAAGGACAGCCGGTCGCGCATCCAAGCCGTGACCAAGCTCGGCGAAGTGGACGGGATCGACGCGTTCAAGAAGCGGACCGAGACCACGCACATCATCAAGCCCATCGAAGAGGTCGAGAAGGAGCTCATGTCGGTGCTTGAGGGCATCGAGTACAAGGTTTTAGGCGAGAAAAGTGCTACAACTGACGCCTGAAAGCCTCGAAAAGCTGAAAAGCGCCCTGCCGACGATGCCGGAGAAGGAAAAACGGCGCGTGGCCGAGCTCTTGAAGCAGTACCAAAGCCAAGTTACGCAGAAATTGGGCAAAACTTCGTTCTTGGACTTCATCCAGCACGTCTATCCCGGCTACAAGGTGGGCCCGCACCACCGAAAACTTGCCCAGATCTTCGAAGACATCGCAGATGGCAAGAAAAAGCGTGTCATCGTCAACATCGCGCCGCGTCACGGCAAGTCGGAGATGATCTCGTACCTAGCGCCTGCGTGGTTTTTGGGGCGCTACCCCCAGAAGAAGGTCATCATGGCGTCCCACACTGCAGATCTCGCAGTGAACTTCGGTCGTCGGGTGCGTAATCTCGTCGGATCGGAGTCTTACCGTGACATCTTTTCTAACGTCGAGCTTCAAGCTGATAGTAAAAGTGCTTCACGCTGGGGCACTAATTTTAACGGCGAGTATTTTGCTATTGGTGTTGGCGGCGCCTTGGCTGGTCGTGGTGCCGATCTCTTTATTATTGACGACCCTCATTCTGAACAGGAAGCTAAGCAGGGTCGTGCGGACGTATTCGAGCCCGCGTGGGAGTGGTTCCAGTCGGGCCCGGTTCAGCGGTTGATGCCGGGCGGTGCGATCATCGTGGTGATGACCCGGTGGTCAAAGATGGACCTGACGGGCAAGATCGTTGACCACATGACGAAAAACGAGGACGCCGATCAGTGGGAAGTGGTCGAGTTCCCTGCGATCCTGAACGAAAAACCGCTCTGGCCTGAGTTCTGGGGCATCGATGAGTTGATGGCCAAGAAGGCCTCGATGGACGTGCGGTACTGGCAGGCTCAGTACATGCAGCAGCCGACATCGGAGGAAGGTGCCCTTATCAAGCGGGAGTGGTGGCAGGTCTGGGACAAGGAGACCCCACCCCAGTGCGAGCACATCATCATGTCGCTCGACGCCGCTCAGGAGAAGTCAAACCGGTCGGACTTTAATGCCCTCCTGACTTGGGGCGTCTTCTTCAACGAGGAGACCAACAACTACAACATCATCCTGCTGAACGCGGTCAAGGAGCGCCTTGAGTTCCCGGAGCTGAAGCAGCGGGTGCTTGAGGAGTACAAGGATTGGCAGCCGGACTCCTTCATCG